GGCCTACAAACACAAACAATCGGCGCCGGTGCCCATTCGGCACAAACACCCGGCTCAAAATTGCATCGGCCTACAAACACAAACAATCGGCGCCGGTGCCCATTCGGCACAAACACCCGGCTCAAAATTGCATCGGCCTACAAACACAAACAATCGGCGCCGGTGCCCATTCGGCACAAACACCCGACTCAAAAGCCCACGGAAAAAACAGGCCAAACGCTTTTCCTTCACAGGCCCTATATATTGATCCCGAGAAATTTTCCACCCCCAGCATTGCCAGTAGCTACGTAGTACAGAGAGCTAAGCTTTTTGCTCTACACATTACTATCTCCCGGGGGAATTTCTACTTTTCAAAAAACCACATACTTACATAGCGTTAAAGTTTTCTCAACAAAATCCCTCCCATATAAAAAAGAATCTGTACATTAGTTCCCACTAAGATCACTATGGAAGATGAGCACTTAATTATTAAGCCACAAGAAGGTTTTCAACAAAACTTCTTATCAAGTTCTGCGGACATCGTTATTGGTGGTTCAGCCGCAGGAGTTGGTAAGACATTTGCATTACTACTAGAATATACCAGACACACATCTAATAAAAATTGGGGTGGTACAATCTTTAGGAGAACTAATCCACAGATTAAATTAGAAGGGGGTTTATGGGACACATCTATGGGGGTATACCCTGCACTCGGAGCCACACCTAGAGAATCATCTATGGAGTGGCTATTTCCATCTGGAGCAAAGCTAAAATTTGCGCACCTAGAATATGAGAAAAATATTTTGGATTGGCAAGGATCTCAAGTACCTTTCATAGGTTTTGATGAGCTTACTCACTTTACACAGAAAATGTTTTTCTATTTATTATCACGTAATAGATCCACTTGTGGGATCAAACCTTATGTTCGGGCCACCTGTAACCCCGACCCTGAATCTTGGGTTGCCAAACTAATTGAGTGGTGGATAGATCAAGAGACAGGCTACCCAATACCAGAGAGGGACGGGAAGATAAGGTACTTTATTAGATATGGCGAAACTTATGTATGGGGTGACAGTAAAGAGGAAGTTATTGAAAAAGCATCATCTTTCTTAGATGTGTTAGTAAAAGAATCTGGCATCCCAGCTGAAGAGTTCGTAAAATCATTAGCATTTATCTCTGGGTCTATATACCAGAATAAAGAGCTGTTAAAAGTCAACCCAGCATATCTTGCAAACCTACTTTCTCAGGATGAAGCCACAAGACGCTCCTTATTAGAGTCTAACTGGAAATTCGCCGATAGTGATACTGATATTTATAAGTTCGAGCCATTTCTAGAAATGTTTTCAGGAAATAATCGCAATATCAGCTCCAGGAAACGTATTATAGCTGATATCGCGCTCAAAGGATCGAACAAACTGATTATATCCTATTTTGAAGGAAGATCATTAGAGGATCTCCAGATCATTCAAAAGAGCAACGGGAAAGAAGTAGTCGATGCAATAATCAACATGGCCACCAGATATGGGGTTCCAAATACATCTATACTATTTGATGCTGATGGGGTTGGAGGCTATGTTGATGGGTATCTACCTGGTTCTATAGCATTCCATGGAGGTGGACAACCTCTGAGTGTATACGATGAATTAACCGATAGGAATATAAAAGAGAATTATCAAAACCTCAAGACGCAGCTCATTTATAGATCTGGTATGGCCGTCAACGATTACCAAGCAAAAGTTTCACACAAAGTGGCTAGAATGATGTACGATAAAAATACCAGTGTGAAGGATAGGATGCTCTTTGAGAGGAAGGCTTTTAAGAGGGATAAGATAGACCACGATGGGAAGCTTAAGGTTATACCTAAGCAGGATGCTAAGGTATTGCTACAAGGGGAGTCTCCAGATATTATGGACACATTCTTTATGAACGAGTATTTTGAGATTAAAACAGAGGCCTCAGAGTATGGTATGAGCGAAGAGGAGTGTGCTCAGATCGATTATTAAAATTTTTTTTTATGATTGTTGATAAAATAACATTACATTTACATTCTTATACTAAGACTCGCCATGGATGAAAAGTTAAAAATACTCTTAGCAGAATTAAAAGGGGATCCCAAGACTACTATAGCAAAAATTAGGGTTGCATCTAAAGATACCTCCGTGATTGAAAGATATGTCAAGGAGTATAGAGATCAAGATAGAAGCCAAAGAGAAGAGCAGGTTGGAAGAATACAGGGCTCGAAGGACAAGAAGAATCCTCCAGTCAAGATAATTCTGAATCATTCTCAAAATATCGTAGAGACTCTTGCTGCTTTTTCTGTAGGGAAACCAGTTAACCTCATCCCATCAGTAGAAAACAAACTACATGATCTAGTGAAGCAAGTTTGGAGGATAAATAGGATGGACTCAAAGATACTACAATCTTTGATTGTAAGAATGTCACAGACTCAGGTTGCAATACATTACTACATTACAGATTTAGCTCCCACATCAGTCCTAAATAAAGTGCTCTTAAGTTTGGGTCTTGGAACACAAGCAAAAGAGATCAAATCCAAAATACTTGACAATACTAAAGGTAAAATGACTCCATACTTTGATGACTATGGAGATATGTTACTATTTATGTGGGAGTATGCCACTGTTGTCAATGACAAGACAATAAACCACGTACAGATTTGGGATGAGAAGAACTATCACTATTTTAATGATGAGCTTGGCGATCTTGCTTTAGCAGATCCTTCAAAGCCACACGGTTTTGATAGGATCCCTATAGTATATGACAGCCAATTTGAGCCAGAGTGGTACCCAGTAAGAAATGCAGTTGACCGTCACGAGGTTGCACTCTCTAAACTAGGAGATTCTACAGATTACTCAGGGCATCCTATACTGGTAACAGAAGGTAAGGTAACAAATATGCCAACTAAGACTGAGAGTGGTAAGCATTTCAATATACCTAGAAAATTTGATGCTGAAGGTAAAGATATCACAGGTAAGGTAAGTTTCTTAGAAGCTCAAAATGCTCCAGAGCTTAACAAACTGGAGATAGATAAATTAGAAGATGTTATTGCCTATGGTTCTGGTGTTCCTAACCTCTCATTTGATAGGTTAAAAAGTCTTGGTAATGTTGCTGAGAAAACTGTAAAGCTTATGTTCTTAGGCACAGAATTGAAAGCTGAACTTAGAAGAACACAGGTAAGAACATTTATAGAGAGGAGCATAAATATTATTGTTAGTGGTATAACAACCACCACTAATACGAACCTTAAAACTGATGGATTAAAACTATACTACGATATTCATTTCAATAGTATACTGCCTAATGATGTTGCTGAAAGAGTAAATACAGCAACTAAAGCAGTGAACTCAGGACTTATGAGTCGTAAAACAGGTGTGGCAATCATAGATCTAGTCGATCATGTTACTTCTGAGCTTACAGATATTGATGCTGAACGTGCCTTATTTAAAGAACAGCAAGATAATATGGCTGGAGAAAATAGAGATACTGGAGCTGTTTAAAACCATATTGGAGCTGATTATTGACATCAACTTCAAACAATTTAATGATTTAATCGCTACCCCAACGTTGATTAAATGTGTGAAGAGTCACTCTGGTCCTAGCCCGAGTGACTTTTTTTATTTATTTGAGAAAATAATTCCGTTTTTTGCGCAAAGATTAGAATTATCTTTGTAGATTTGTGAGTATCATTACTAAAACAAATTCATAATAAAATGGCAGTAGAAAAATCAAGAGTGGTTGCTAGGATTAGGGCATTGTTCCCTAAAACTAACTTAGCTCAAAAAAGGATGGACGCATTGTCGGACAGACTATCACAGATTCCAGCTGATGATGCTGATGATGCATCGATTGATCAGGCGATCAATGACTTCAATGAAACCATAAGCTTCGAAGACCTTGCTAAAATGGATGATAGAGCGAGAGCTCTTGAAGCCAAAGCAAAGAAAGATGCTGAAGATAAAAAGAAGGGAAAGAAAGCCAGTTCAAGTACAGAAGACGAAGAAGATGAGGAAATTGATGCCGACACACCAGCGTGGGCAAAAGCTTTAATAAAGCAAAACAAAATCCTTGCAGAAAAAGTCGAAGCAGTAGAAGCCGGCAAAGTTGCTGATACAAAACTATCTCAAGCAAGAGAGGTCTTTGGAAAGTCTGAAGTACTGAAAAGTATGAAGCCTGAAATCGCTCAAAAATGGATCAATAGATTCGACCTAGAATCTGAAACATCTTTTGAAGATCAAATAAAAGAACTCGAAACCGAGTACACTGAACTGGTACAAGCAAATGCTGACGCTCAAGAATTGGGTGGACCAGCAGGAGGTGGACAACCAGCTAAGGTATCTCAAACAGAGGTGGATGAAGTTGTTGATTCGATGAAAATTTAATCATTAATCATTAATCCTTAATCTTTTAAATTATGTCTGGAATTACGTCAGATTTGAATGATCTAGTTGGTGCTTCTTTTACCACAGGTAATGAGGGTATCGTTGTTGTTGCAAACCTGGAAGGTATTCCAGGAGGAGCTACATTAGACGTTGCTGCTTACACTCCTGATGTTATACCTGAAGGACACCCAGTGATCGAAGAGACCTCAACAGGGTATCTTAAACCTATGCCTGTTACTGGAACACCTGCAGTTTTCGCAGCCATTCCCGCAGGGCATACATATAGAGGACACGTTGTGTCCAATACGCTAAAGGCTAAACCCTTTGTAGGCGTAACCATCCGTGGTACAATAAATTTCGAAGCAGCTTCTTATGGAATGGGAACAATCGTTGCCGCTCTTAGGACTGCTAATCCATTAATCACTTACATGAAAGACTAATAAGCCATGAACGAGTCACTATTTATACAATTCGGCGATTGGTTTAAGTCAATCGCTAAGACCATTGATGAGAGAATTAATGGTAAGAAAACAGCAGCTACGTACATGTACAAAGCTATGCTGTCCGAAGAATTGAGTACGGACCTTAAATGGCATACTCTTTCTGTAAACTATAACATAGTTGCTGCTGACGTTGTCGCAATGGATTCCCCAGCAACATTGAAAAAGAGAGACTCACTTGGGAGCGCTTCTGGCGATATTACCAAGATGAGTATGAAAATGAAGATGACAGAGAAAAATCTTTCTGACATCGATATCCTAAAGAATAAGAATGTACAAACCAAAGTCATAGTAGATAAGATCTTCAATGATGAGGTTAGACTTATCCTAGGTATTCATGAGCGTATTGAATGGATCTTCCTTAAAGGATTCTCTACTGGACTTACCGTTGTAGAAGACGAGAATAACGTAGGAGTTGGAGTAAGGATCGATTATGGGTACAAACCAGAGAATAAGTTTGGTGTTGTAGCTAAATGGTCAGATTCTGAAAATGCTCGTCCCATGGATGATCTTAAGAGGATTCTTAAGGAAGCTAAAGCAGTTGGTAACCGTCCGAGATACATGTACATGGATGAAGGTGCATTTGATAGCCTAGCAGAATGTAAGCAGGTAAAAGAGCAATACGCATTCACTATGGGATTTGTCGGTACTACTATTCCTACTCCTGATTTCGAACAAGTTAACGGACTTTTATCTAGACGTCTTGGTATAACCATTATAATCATAGATAGAACCATTACCATTGAGAAGAACGGTGTAAGAACTGTACACACTCCATGGGAAGCTAATAATGTTATCCTTACTGATTCTACAAATGTTGGTAAACTGTTCTACGGTATACTTGCAGAAGAGACTAGAAAGTCTCCTAAAGCAATGTACACTAAGTCAGGTAACTTCATTATGATGAAGAAATGGAGTACTGATGAGCCTTTCGCAGAATTTACTTCTTCTCAAGCATTAGCAGTTCCTGTAATTGATAATGTAGATGCTATTTACTTAATGAATGTAGAAGAAGATAGCGCTTCAACTGATGTTCAAACAGAAGGTGATGCAAACTATACTTATGAAACAGTAAGCTATACTAAAGCGTCAGTAGTCGCTGGTATTAATGCCGCAAGAGAAGTAGATACAGCTGTAGCACTTGCAACCGTTGAACAACAAGATTCTACTTTAGCTAGAAAAATCAACGAGCTTTCCGAAGCTGGTATTGAATTATTCGAAGCTGAATTAATAGCATCAGTATAACAGATGTATAAGCAAGAAGCCATAGAAGCTCTCACATTTAGGATTGGCTGGGAAAAGCCGTTAGATTCTACTAGTGCAATCGTACTTGATATAGATAATATAGCAGGAGATTCTACTAGAAAAGTCAACAGCTTCCACCAGCTAGCCTCAGTGGAGAATTTATACTCAGCAGTTTCTGTTGTAGGTATGGAGATGTTGGCCTTCAATGCTTTTTTAACATCTATGAGATCACAAGCCGTAGTAGCAGTTCTTAACGAAGTTATGGATAAGCATCCTGAATACGTACAGACTGAGGATTACACTGATCTGCTTATATCAAAAGCTGCAGTGTTAGACGATGCTATAGGTTACACAATAGCAACAAATGTTTTGGAGCTGTTTGTTTCTTCTAACAGGAAGAATTTCACTGAAAGAAATCCAGCTTTGTCATTCCAATCTTTGAAGATTGAGCTCGAAGGAGCTAAGAATGATAGAGGGTTCACAGTAGCAAGAGGAACAATGTTTAAAAGGTATCAAGCTGTTAAAATAGCAAGAGAACTTTTATTCCCTCAAGCGACTGGGATAACCGGGTCAAACCATTGGTTTTAATATGAACTATACACTAGATAATCCAAAAGGTGCTGATCGAGTAGCCCAAAAACTACAGAGTCGTATCCATGATCATATCGGCTGGAATAATATAGATGTGTATGGGATTGTTGAGAAAAACCTAAACAGTGAATTTCAACCTGTATTGGAAGCTTATGCAGGAGAAAACGAGTATAAAGATGTTCTATTCAATGATGACAAAGCTGCTTCGATTTTTATAGTCGATGATGGAGCTCACTTATCAAAAGATGGTATAAGATTTGAAGCACTTTTAACAGTAGTCTTCATTGTAGATCTTAAGAAACTTTATCCTCTTGAAACCCATAGAGCAAAGCAAGAAGCACAACTTCAAGCAATTAAACTATTGAGGGAAACGCAAGTATTCAAATTTGATAGATTTGAAAAAGGCGTTAGAGCCGCACTAGGAAACTTTTTTTATAATGAACTTATCCAATTCGATATGCATCCTTATACTACGTTTTCTATAAGTGGTTATGTGAATTACACAGTAAGTTGTCTAATCGATTAAATAAATCATAATCATGCCTAAAACATTTATAGATATTTGTACCTCATCTCAGAATCCTCAACTAAACACAGGATTTAGAGATAATTGTATAGAGTCAAAACTTTTAATACCTGTTCTTTCCAATGGGTTCGAGTTTGCCTCTGTAGCTGACTTTAAGACGGTGGCGTCTTGGAGAACTGCAATCGCAGCAAAAAGCTTAGTGCCACTTTTCCCAGTATATGAATTGGCTGATGCCTCTACAGAAGACACTCTTTTCGAGAGTGGTAACTTCTCAAGGGTAACTTCTAAAGGTACTGAGATTATTACTTTTGAATGTTACTTAAGCATTGCTGCTTATGCAGCTCTAAAATCCTACGGAGAGCTTGGTAACTATACTGAAATGTTTGAATACAACGAAGAAGGTGACTACTTTGGAGTATTTGCTGCTGACGGTACTAAAGTTAAAGGAAGAAAAATAACTGGGATGGAAGTAACTCGTATCAGAGCTACTAATGACAAAGTTCCTTTTGTAACTGGTAGAATTACATTTGCTGATAAGAATGATGTTCTTAGTGCAGTACTTGTAAAGAGTGATCTTACTAATGATCACCTAGAAGGGATTTATGATCTAAGTCCTGAGATTGTAACGGCGTCTGCAACTGAAATTACATTCAAGTTGAAGAACGGTAACCAGAACATAACTTCCCTTGTGTCAGCAGATGTGCAGTTAGTTGAAGCAGATGGTACTACCCCTGTAACAGCTTCCTTCGTCACTGCAGATGCCAATGGAATTTATACATTGACAGGAACAGCATTCGCTACTGGCATGATCCTTACTGGGACTGGTGTAATCACACAAAGTACCATATTGTACGAGGTACAACCTCAAGCAATAACTATACCAACTCCGTAATATGAGTCAGTATAAAGGAATAACATTTGCAGAGGGCTATGATAAGCCCTTTGCAAATTTTAAAAAAGAGTTTGGGTCAACTCATATTTTTAAAAGTATTCCACCCGAAGAATTAGACTCAGAGTTTAAGAAAGCTTATAAAATAGCAACGAATGGCAGGTTTTCAGGATCAACTAAGAAAAGCTCAAAAGGTAAATCCGGAAAGGCTTGAAAAGGACTTATATAAGTTTGTAAGAAGTATAGAAGATGTTTTCTTAGATCTTTCAAAAGAAAGGATATCTGTACGTAGTCAAGACATATTTGGTAAACCTATAGGGTTTTATTCCTCAAACACAGAGTATATTACAGGTGGCAGGAAAAAAGCTGGCCAACCATTCACAGGTATAGAAACTGGTGACTGGTTTAAAAGCTTTTTTATGAGAGAAGTCTCTGGAATTTTGATATTTGGATCGACAGATCCGAAGACTCACGCGATACTTTTGAGTGAAGATTGGTTATCAGATGATCTTTTTGGACTAACAGACAAGGAATTAAAAAAGGTGATAGCTGAGAGGTTGTTACCTTTTTTTATAAAAAACAGCAGAACACTTTTAGGTATATGATTTATGATTCATTAGATATAATTCCATACAAACTCTTTGTCAAGATTGAGGAAGACATGTCATATTGGCGACTACAAAGCGATGCGACTGATGTCAAAGATGTAACGAATAAAAATTTACATAT